AAATGGCGTGTCAATATTATACACAAATTTAATTGCTCGAGCAAGTGTTAAACCATCAATATTAAAAAATCCTTTGATTTACTATGAATATGATATTCAAGATTTTGATACACCAGAAATAATTGCGGCAAAATATTATCAAGATCCTTATCGTTATTGGATGGTTTTATTGCCAAATAACATATTAGATCCACAATGGGAATGGCCATTGTCCTCACGTTTATTCGAAGAATATTTACAGAAAAAATATCCTAATATTAATACGCAAGGTCTTTTACATCACTACGAAAAAACAATAGCGCAAACAGAACTAACAACAAATAAAAAAACTATTTTTTCTGTTCAACTTGATCAAACAAGTTGGGATTCAACAGTAGAAGGCAAAACTATAGTTCAAACAGCAACAGGTTTAGTTGAAGTTGTTGTGACTAAAAAATCTGTTTCTGCTTATGATTATGAGAGTTTTTTGAATGAAAAGAGAAGAAGCATAAAACTTATAAACTCTGCGTATACAGAGCAAATAGAAACTGAAATGTTGGAATTGATGGCATAATATATGGCTAACGGTCCTGGTATTGCTTTTTCACAAGATTTTTCCCTCGAAAAATTAAATTTAATTACAGGAAGTGGAGATTCTTTAGACATAAAACAACTAGTCTATGAATTTTCATATTATGAAGATCTGTATAGTTTTGTTACTTCTGGTTTTGTTACTATTACTGATGCTTTAGGTATAATACAAAAATTGCAAATAACAGGCAACGAAACAATTGAGGTTCAATTTGATAAAAGTTTAGGTTCTGGTGGAAATTCTGGAGTAAAGAAAAAATTTAGAGTATATAAAGTTGGACCAAGAGTACCATCTGGAAATATGATGGTAGAGTTTTATACTTTATATTTCTGTTCGGAAGAACTTTTAGTTTCAGAACAGATAAAAGTTGTACGTGTGTTTAAAGATAAAAAAATATCTGAAATGATAGGAAGTATATTAAATCAAGAATTGAGAATACCTTCTTCAAAATTAAGCATACAAGAAACTTACGGTCTTTATGATTTTGTCATACCAAGAATGAAACCAATTGAAGCAATAAGCTGGCTATCAAATTATGCTAGACCTAGTTACAATGGCGGTAATACAGCAGATATGATATTTTTTGAAAATAAATTAGGTTTTCATTTTAAATCATTATCTAACATGATGTTAAAAGGTAAACAGAGAGTTTACGCAAAGTACAAATATCAAGCCATTAATTTACCAGACAAGTATCAATCATTTCAATCTGATGCCATAACTGTACTAAATTATGAGATTATCAAAACACATGATATGTTAGAAGATATTGATTCTGGTACATTTGCAAGTCGTTTAATTTCAATTGACCCTTTAACAAGAAATTTTAATGTCACCGACTACAATTATAATAAAGATTATAAAAAACGTTTAAATCCAAATGATGCAGTAAATTTTAAGAGAAACAGAAAAGGTGCAACACAAACTCAGTCACCAGAAGGAAAATTAAAACTTGTAGTTACAAATAAAGAACAAGACAAAGTTCCTTTTATAAAAGGATCAGATGAAACATTGGGTGAAGATATTGGCATCGAAAAATTTGTACCGAATAGGACGGCTGAACTTTCGATGGCCAACTATAATGTTTTAAAAATAACAATACCTGGAGATCCAAATATTACGGTAGGTGATGTTATTCAATTTAATTTGTATTCTATGTCTTTAGAGACAAATAGAGATTTAGATAAGTTTTTTTCTGGTAACTATTTGGTAAATGCGGTTCGTCATGTCATTATTACTCCTTCAACATATCAAACTGTTTTAGAAATTGCAAAAGATAGTTCTGTGGAAGATCATGTCAGTATTGATGGAGATACACTAGAAAATAAATTAAATTCTGGTATTGTTCCTTTCTATAATGATGTTAAAAATATTGGCAGCCAGTATTACTCTGAGATTACTAAAGGTGGAAATGTCCGTTATGAAGATAGTATCAACACAACAAATGCGGATGCAGATGTGCAAGGCAATGAAGATTTTTATGGAAACAATACTTACGGTGAATCAATATAATGGAAAATTTTCTAGGTAAAGATGGTTTTCGTTGGTGGGTCGGTGTCGTAGAGACTCGTGTAGATCCTTTAGGTTTAGGTCGTTGCCAAATTAGGATTTTTGGTTGGCACGATAATAATCAACAAAAGTTACCAACTAAAGATTTACCTTGGGCAGCTGCCATGCATCCAATAAATAGCGCTGACACATTCTGTACACCTAGAATAGGTGACTGGATTGTAGGTTTTTTCATGGATGGTGACGCAGCACAATTCCCTGTTATGATGGGTGTTTTGCCTGGAATTAAAAGAGGTGTGGCTGCAACACCGTTTTCTGGTGTAACATCAACTTCTGGTGTGGATTTATCAGGATTCACCTTTAAAACAACATCTTCTAGTAGTGATGCGGATGTTCAAGGCGATGAAAATTTTTATGGAGAATCAATTTATGTTAATCAATCAAATGCTGAAAGGGACGCATAATGGCAAGTGATGTCAAATTAGCCTCTACAAATGCATCTGGTATTGAAACTAATATGCCAAGACCAAATTTTGTAAATGATGGTCAAGTTGTTGGTATTCCAACAATACCATCGCCAGCCGTAGGTCGTGTTGCAAATAGTAGTACAGCCGCAACGAATTCTTCTAGAGCTCACTCATGCGATTTTTCATTGGAAATAAAAAAGAATGTTGGCGTTAAAAAATTCTTAAAGGCTATCGCACAAGCTATCAGAACCGGTATCAGAGCAATTCAAAGATTTTTAGGTCTAGGAGATCCATCTGGTGTGCCATCTGCATTGATTAATAAACTGAAAGCTATCGCACAAGAAATAAAGACAATATATAAAGAATATATAAAACCAATACTAGACTTTCAAAAATATGTTCTCGCTGTCATCATCAGGTTAAAAGCCATTTTACAATGGATTCTTAGTTTACCTGCTAGAGTGTTGTCATGGTTTAAAGGTTGTATTGGCCAAATATTAAAATCTATAGCAACTCTATTTGCAGATGTTTTTGCAGAAGTTATTGCTGAAGAAGCATCCGCAGCTACCGGTGCTTTTGATCAATTTGGTATAGCTGATCCACCTGGAAGTTATAAAGATTTAATAAGTGCAGCAGGAGAAGTTTTTTCCGCAGCACAACAAGTCTTGGTTGGTACTCAACAAGTTGTCACAAACACAGTTGCAATTGCGGGTATTGCAACAACAGGATTAACTACACCAACAAGTGCAGAAGATCTTAGAGCTGCTGATGCAATATTAAAAAAAGTTGGAACAACAATACCTACTCCACAAGAAATAGAAAAAAACCTTACGAACAGTCTCACAACTGGATCAAGTGATAATGGAAGTACAAAAGTTAAAGGACCATAATGGCTGATGATGTGCAAAATCCCAAAGAACCTAGGGATACTAGTTTATGGCAAGAACCTGAATCTCAATCACCAGAGTTTCCTGCATTATATCCATATAATCGTGTAACACAAACGGAATCTGGACATAAATTTGAAATGGATGATACGCCATCCAGAGAACGTATTCGTTTACAACATGGCAAATCAAAAAACTTTATCGAGATGCACACCAATGGTGATCAAGTATATAAAGTCTATGGTGATAACTATCAAATTATTGCAGGAAAAAACAATGTAGAAATCAAAGGATTTTGCAATATTACCATACATGGCGATGCAAATATGCACGTAAAAGGTGATATGTCAACTAGGGTTGACGGTGACTACAACATGATTGTTCAAGGTGACTATAACCTTAGAGCAAAAGGCGAAATGGAATTTCTTGGAGATATGGATATTGCACTCAAAGCAAATGAAAACTTTGGTGGTGCAGTAAGATTATCTGGTGCCTTTTCTCTTGATGTAAATTCTGATTTGTATGTGAATGGTTCTATTGTTTGTGATTCGTTGACTGCTGAAAGTCGAGTTAACGCAAACCTAGGAGTGTATGCAGGACCATATGGTTTCTGTTCTTCTTTTGGAGGTTTGTCACTAGGTTGGCCAACACCAGCAACACCTGTAGCTGTACCAGGATGCATCCATGTTATTGGTAGTATTTTTGCACCAATAGGTAGTGTTGTTGCACCGTTAGGACTATTTTCTGTTATGATGGCAATTTGGATGACTGATGTTGTAAACGTTTCTCTGCATGATGTGCATTTTCATATAGGAAACAAAGGTTTTCCAACAAGTCCACCTATTCCACCTATGGTTTAAATTATGAGAAAAAATTATGGCAAAAATTAATGACGCAGAAGGACTTTATGCTACACTAGGATATAATTTTGATGATCCAAATAAATCTATACAAAGTTATCCAGAAAAAACTGTACAGATGTTAGAAAAAACTCCACCTTTTTTTGATTCGTGGATGGTACAAGATGTTAGAGATAATAATGTTGGAGGTTATTTTAAAAATCCATGTGGAACAAATACATCAACAATAATAACCACAGCAAATACTATTCATGGCTTGGCCAATGGTTGTTCTGGATTAGAAACGATTGCAAGTTCTTCTAATACTCTATACTATACCGCAACAAATTTTTTAGCTCATACCAATAGAATATCAGGTGTAACACCTTGGAATTATGAAGATACGGTTAATCCTTATTATGATAATGCAACAGCATATGCAAAACAAGTTGTCTATGTTACAAATCAAACAGATAATATAACGAATACTTCAGTTCTTATGGGTTCTTTTACAAGCGTTTTAGTTGCTCCTCAAGTCGGAGCTAATGCAGCCATTTTTGCTCCGTATGCAACTATTGTACAGAACTCCATAACAATCAGCACAGACGAATATGGATCAACAACTAAAAGTTCAAATCTTTCATCCTCTATAAAAACCACCCTCAATACTTTGATGGTAAATTTAAATACTTTTCTGTCTACAAGACAAACTCACGATGTTAATTTTTTCACAAAATTAAAGCAAACAAATGAAAAATTACAAGAGGTTGGTCGTTTTAGAAATTTAGGTAACTCCGAATCAGCTTTATTGACGGACCACGTTGGTTCAGACAAATTACTTACCAGAATAGAGTAATAAATAGTACATGGCCACGAAAATATACTCAGACATAGACTTTACCTTTACCAAAAAACCGGTAACCAAAGATATTGCTTTAAGTTATAACGAAAAAGCTGTTCTTAGATCAATTCGTAATCTATTATCAACCAGAAAATTTGAAAGACCTTTTAATCCTGACTTAGGATCTAACCTTGACGCACTTTTATTTGAGTTGATATCACCTTTGACTAGTATAGCTTTAGAAAAAGAATGTAGATCTTTGATAGAAAAATATGAGCCTAGAGCAATAATAAAGAGTTTGGATGTTAGTCCACAACCAGATAAAAATGCGTATGCTTTGAGTTTGTCTTTTTATATGGAAAATTCAACAGACCCAATAGACGTACAACTTATTTTAGAAAGAAATAGATAAAATGGCTGGCGCTAATTCAGAAATAAGAATAACTGATTTAGATTTTGACACTATCAAACAAAATCTAAAAACTTACCTAAAATCACAAAATATACTGAACGATTATAATTATGAAGGTTCGGCTTTAGCTACTCTGATAGACCTTCTAGCGTATAATACACAGTATAATGCCTACTATTTAAACATGGTAGCAAATGAAATGTTTTTGGATACGGCAATACAAAGAGCTTCAGTAATTTCTCACGCAAAACTTTTAGGGTACACACCACAGTCTTTTACCGCACCTACGGCTAAAGTTAATATAACTTTCAACAATGTTCAAGAAAATTCTTTAACTTTGCCTAAATTTACAAACTTTCTATCTGAAGCAATAGATGGTGTTAACTATAATTTTGTGACAGTTGATGATTCTACTGTAAACACATCAAATAATTCTGCGTCTTTTACAAACGTAGAATTGAAACAAGGTATACCAACTAGAATAACATATACTGTTGATAAAACTCAAAATCCAAAATTGATGTTTAGAATACCAGAAGTTACTGTTGATACTTCAACAATATCAGTTATAGTTCAAAAATCAGTAGCAGACAATTCAACAGAAACTTTTACTTTGGCAACGAACTACTTAACAATTAATGATGAGAGTGCTGTCTTTTTCTTACAAGAAAGTACTGATGGAAGATATGAAATTCAGTTTGGAGATGGTATATTAGGTAAAACTTTAGACAACGGAAACATTGTTTACATATCTTACATTGTGACTAGAGGAATTTCGTCTAGAGGTGCAAATAATTTTACACTAACGCAAAGTGTAAGCGGTTATGGTAATCCAACAATAACACCTTTACAGAAAGCTTCTTTTGGTTCTAATAGAGAAACTTTAGATTCAATCAAATTTCAAGCACCAAAATCTTTTGCTGCACAAAATAGAGCGGTAACAAAAGATGATTATATAACAATTATACAAACAAATAAATTTAATATTCCGGTACAGTCTGTTTCTGTTTGGGGTGGAGAAGAAAATGATCCACCAAAATACGGTAAAATATTTGTTGCTGTAAAACCTGTAGGTGAATATCTTTTAACGGATTAAAAAAACAAATATTAGTTGA